TTGGCGATCATGTTCATAAACGACAAGAGGATATTATCAACCTCGGAGATCGACGAGGCTATTTCCAAGTATGGAATGACAGAGTTGCTCAATAGCTCCAAGAGATCAAAATAAACCGTTATGTTGATCGATGAGACATATTTCACTGGTGATATTCATATAGACGGCTTGGTGCCCTCCAGCGGGGTGCCAAGCCTCACGAATGAGGCCATAAACTTGGAGTTCAAGGCGTTGGCCGCCAAGTTCGAGAGGGATTTTTATAGGCAAATTCTAGGAAAGGATAACGCGGACGCTTTCGTGTCTTTCTTGGACTTGTTGGAGAAAGATCCGGATAAGGCGGATGAGAGGAGATGGCTGGATCTAATGGAGGTATTGGTCGATGATGCCGGAGGGACGCTCGAGTCTCCTATAGCTTACTATATCTATTTCTTCTATCTTAGAAGGAATCAGTTGGAGGCTACTCCCGTGGGAGTCACGGAGGCGGACGCTAAAATTGTCCCTTGTAACCGGAAGATGATTGACGCATGGAACCAGATGGTGTATATGAACGATTACCTGTCGAAGTGGCTCTTTGATCATCGTGATGATTACGGAGGGTATTTTTTCGATAATGATATGCTGGAAACGATAAATCAATTTGGCATATGACAAATCTGGTGGATATATTCAAGGATATAAGCGTAAAGGTAGGGAACCGGCTTGGGGTTGAGACCGGATTGGACAGGAATGTGCCAGTAAATTATCTTTTCGGGGATTGGCCTTATATATCCAAGGCCATGGAGACTATTAGCAAGTCGAGGTTCACCGAGAGGGACAGATACCCTTTACTGGCGTTATTCACTCCCTTCAAGGAGGTTAGGGACGATCCTGATACTTATTGCACGGTCTCAGTGGATATATTGTTAGCGACCCGGACATTGTCGGATTACAGCAACGAGCAGCGTCTAGAGATATCATACAAGGGGCTTCTTTATCCATTGTATGACATATTGATTGACGAGATAAGTAAAGACCGTAGATTCGATACCGGTTCAAGATCTTTCGTGAGCCACACGAAATCTGATAATATGCGTTACGGGAGCCGTGGCGTATATGGATCGGATGGGAAGACCCCTTTCAAGGACTTGTTCGACGGGATTGATATCTCCGGTATGGAATTAATTATTAAGAATAAAACATGTAGATAATTATGGCAGTAAAAATGTTCAGGGACTGCGGTTCCGAGATTTTCAATACCGGCACGAGCAAGTGTCCGTTTGTTCCCGACTATATCAAGGCGATCATACTCACTCCAGTAGGTATGACCTTCAAGGTATCCGATTTTGACACGAAGCTGGGAGAGTACGCCCACTCCGACCGTCCGAACCGTGTCTATCCGATCTCGACGATAGCGGAGTACGCCACTTCCGGAGGCGAGGCACAGACATCGGCTACCGGTTATGGCTCGTCCAAGATCACGGGTTATAGCGAGCTTGTCGAGACTTACACGATGAACGATTATGACGAGGGCTTGCGAACCAATCTCATGAAGCTCAAGAACGAGAGCATGAGGGTGATCTTCATCGACAAGAATAATGTCGTATATGGCGAGAAGACCGATACGGAAGGTGATTTCAGGGGATATGAGCTCGGTGCCGTTTATCCGGGTGGACAGAGGTTCAAGAGTTCCGGAGAGAACGCATCGCTTACGATCAACCTCGTTTATAAGGATGTTGAGAAAGCATGGATGAACGCTATATCTTTCACTAGCGATATCGATATCTTGGACGAGGCGAAGGGATTGGTCTGGGTGGATGTCAAGAAATTACCCGAAGGAGAGAATAAGTTTAAGGTGGTGGAGCATTACGGAGGTTTTGACCTTACCGAGATGTACGGGACGTTGTTAGGTAACTCCTCTGTATGGAATAACGCTTCTGCGGCTACTTATAACGCTGATGACGGCACTCTTACTTTGACCCCTTCATCCGGCACTCCCGCGCTCAAGAGGCCATCCGAGTTATACGCCGAGGACGTTAAAGGAATAGAGCAATGGTCATAAACGGGGTATCGTTCAATGATGAGGCTTGTCTCGGTATGGGAAGGAAGGCTTTCGTGAAGGCTCACGAGGGATCTTTCTTCCTTGACCGGGGAATGGCGGATCGAAGGAGGATATTAGGTGACGCTTATGATATAATGGAGAGGAACCATGGGGACGATAGCGGGAGTGGCGAACGCCGTGAGGATGCTGGAGAAGAACTTCTGGCCGGAGGTTACGAACAGCTTGAGAGAGAGCGGGGGATTGATCCATGACTTGATCACTGATCAACTCATGTCCGGGTTAGACGAGAACAAGGAGCCTTTGAAGCCTACCTATCTGGATGACCCGTATTTCGTGGAGACGACGAAGACCCCAAAGGCGGCGAGGGCCAAGGCCAGATGGTACAAGGCGATGAAGGAAAGCATAACCCCACCTAGATCCTCCGACATACTCCATCTTCCGCCACGAGACCCTAACACCCCAAATCTTATCATACGAGGCGATTACCACGCCAGTATAACGCCGATCGTGCAAGGCGGCAAGGATGGTGGCAAGATAGTCACGAGATCCATCGGTTTCTATGCCGGTGACGACGCTTTAGAGAAGAAATACGGCCCCGGTCATCTGGGTTTGACCACGGAGGCTAGGGCTTATTTGATTGAGGAGCGGGTTGTCCCCGCATTGGATAAGTTATTCAAGAAATACGGGTTCAAATGATAAAGCCGTGCAATTGCGCCTCGCAGAACAGGGCGATGGCCACATACGAGAACATAAGGAGGCTGGCTATCAAGATGGCCGTTTCCGATAAACGCATTTACGTGCTTATCCGTAAAGCGGATGGGACGTTTGCCTTCGAGCCTTTAGATGCCATGGTGTCTAAAGGCGATATTGTTGAATATATCCATTATTTATAAGTAGTATGGCGAATATATACACGACATGCGACGAGATACCCTTATGCAAGTTCATCGAGATGTACAAGGGAAATCTTAACGCCCTTATAAAAGGAGGGAGGACCAAGCCCACCGATGGGGAGTTAAGGAAAGCGGCGATGGGGCTTATCGACGAGTATTCCGTTATAACCGGGAACAAGAATATCGCTATCGAGATAGAGGATCGGTCAAGGGTGGTGGATTGCAATATCAAGCTTATCCTGTTGGAGTCAGCGGATCATTTGATAGACGCTATGATGTACGCTGATGCTTCGGATATTCTTGGCAGGGTAGGTATCCGCATGCCGGAGGAGCCGGGAGAGCAAGATCTGATCGTCGCTAAAAAGAGAATCCAGTCCAAGATGTCACAGGTGAAATATAGCCTGAGCGTTCTGGATAGGAACAAGTCTAAGGTGGTAGACCCCAAGGATAAAGATTTCACCCGTGAGAGAATGATCGTGTCCACCTATTTCAAGATGCGTATCGACCCAGACACGTTCACCGCGGCTGAGTACGGGAATATGATAAGGATTATGTTTAACCAATTAGAGGACATGAAGAATTATGGCGGGAAACGAGACTAAGATCACTGATATAGTAGGGAAAGAGGCGTTTGATCAACTGGAGCGTCTGGATAGGAAATTAGCGGATACGCAGAATGTCTATATCGGGTTGGTAAAAGAGATAGGGAAAGGGTTGACGATAAATCCCTCAAGCTTGTCAGAGTTGAACGCCAAGATCGAGGAGTACAAGAAAAATGTATCAGCGCTTAAAAGCACGATTGACACTCTCAATAAGACCAATGACCAGTACAAGAGAAAGATTGATGAACTGATAGAGGTTAACAAGAGATATGCGGAAGCGGCTGGGAGAGTTCAGAATAGTTTAGATCAATCATCCTCTTCCATAGCCAAGGAATCAAACGCTATCTCGGAGAACATGAAAGCCAAGCAGCAAGAGGTTGTCATAAGTCAGGAATTGAAGGGACTCATTGACCATACATTGGGATCTAGGGAGGAGAATATACGCAGGGTCGCTCAAGAAAGGACGATATTGGCCCAACTATCCAAGGAGAAAAGCCAATTGAATAAAATGGAGAAAAGCGGGGCTATCTCAACTAAAGATGCCGTGCAAAAGAGGCAGGATCTGGTAAGGTCTGAATTGCTTCATCGAGAATCCTTGAGAGAGCTGTTGAACATTCTTACGAATGAGACAAAAATGATCAACTCGGCCAACGATAGTTATCAAGAGCAATCGTTGCAATTGGAGAGGCTGAGAAAGGCGTATCGGATGCTTTCCACGGAAGCCGCTAACAGCAAGTTAGGGGTAGAGTTACAAAAGAATATAGCGGCTTTGGACACTCAGGTAAAATCTGTTGATAAAAGTCTGGGACAGCATCAGAGAAACGTGGGTAATTATGTCTCCACTTGGGATGGAATGGGAAACGCAATCAATCAATTAACCCGTGAGTTTCCAGCATTCTCGGTATCGCTCCAGACCGGATTCCTCGCTATCTCTAACAATATCCCTATATTGGTCGACCAAATATCTCGGATAAGGAAGGAGAACGCCGCCTTACGTGAGGAGGGACTGAAAGGTGTTCCCGTATGGAAGCAAATAGCTAAGTCCGCTTTGTCTTGGAATACCTTGTTGTCGGTTGGTATAACTCTACTTACCGTATATGGTAAGGATATCTTTGAGTGGGGTAAAAACTTATTGTCATCCTCTAGCTCGGCTAAGGCCGCTTCGGAAGCCCAGAGAGACTTGAATTCATCCACCGGGGATTATGCCAAGGCTTTAAAGAACTCGACATCATCATATGGGGAGAATCTTGTAACATTACGCAACTTACAAGCGGAATGGAATAATTTAGGAGATAATCTCAATAAGCAGAAGCAATTTATCATTGATAACGCCTCTGAGTTTAAGAAATTAGATGTGTCAGTTACGGATGTTAATGACGCTGAGAATCTGCTAGTAGATAATACGGATGCTTTTGTTAAAGCAATGGCTTTGAGAGCGCAAGCAACGGCTGCGCAAAAATTAGCTCAAGAAAAATATGCTGAGGCTTTACAAAAAAGGATTGAAGCCGAAAATCTACAAAAAAAAGCAGATGAGGCAAGAGAAAAAGGGCAATATGCGGCTACGGCTGTTATGCAAGATACTAGATTTGGCGTAAAATCAGTGAAAGAACTTGCTGAGGAGAATGCGAAGGCTATAGAAGTGGATGTTAAATCTTTGAATGATCAAGCTGATGCTCTTGATGAGGCAGGATTCGCTTATTTCAATTATAACAAAAAGCAGATGGAAGCCGCAAGGAGTGAATTAGAGAGCGCAGGTATAAGAGAATCCTCTAACGAGGAGAAACTTAAACGACAGCAGGAGCAAATAGAACGAGAGGCCAAGCGTAGGGAGAAATTAGAGATGGAGGCCGAACGGAATATTCAGGAGGATCGTCTTAATGTGATGGATGAGGGGTATAAGAAAGACCGTCTTCTCTTGGAACAATCTTTCCAGAAACGGATAGATGACGTAAAGACGAAAGGCGTAAGGGTTAATGAGCAAATCGAGGCTATTGAGGCTGAGAGAAGCAAGAGGTTGGCGGAATTCGACCGTAAGATCTCGGAGCAAAGGGCTAATGAGGAGGCTCAAAATCGTCTTGCGATTGCAGAAAAGGGAAGTTTGCAAGAGCTTGACGCTCGCTTGGATATATTGCAACTACAAAAGGATAAAGAATTAA